GCCTGAAACATCAGAAGCAGTATAATTAGCCTGCACCAGGGCACTGACCAAAATGCCTTTGGGAGAGTCAGGATCTACACCCACAACAAAGGCGTCGTCTTCTGCCTCGGCCACTGCCATCTGAAAAGCCGACTGAAGTTCGCCCATGATATTTGCTGCGGCATCGTCAAGCGTGTCGTTAGAAACCAAGGCGAGCGCACGGATATTCTTCACCGGAATCAGGATACCACCGGTGTTGAGAGTCTGCTGGGATACGGCAAGGCCCCTTGTGCCCCAGGCTACAATGGGTTTTGAGAGGGAGCCCATTTTTACACTGTCACGGGAGGTAGTCCCCACCTGACAAAGCGGTCTAATCTCAGCAAGATCAAAGGCTTTCATAATGATCTGGGTTTCAAAATCAGTCGGCACAAGAAACTGTCCATCATCATCGGATGTACCGGCAAGCGCCCGTTTCTCTTCGGGGGACATGGTAACCTGTGCATTTTCACCCATGCCGTACCGGATATATTTTTCGTATGCACTGGCCCGGAGTTCCATTTCTGGATCTTTGTCCGCTTCGCCTTCGGCCTTTGCCGGACGTTTGGATCTGACTTCCTGCTCGGCTTTAATTGCTTGTCGTTCTTCAGCAATATCTTTTTTCAGCGTCGTCATCTCAATTTGAAGCTTTGTGATGGTCTCCTTGTCTTCCGCGTTTCTTTTTTCAACGGAGGCATCTGCGGCATCATTGCGTTTCTTAAACTCCTCAAAAGTCTTGCCCATTTCCTCTTTGAGTTCTTGCAATTTCTGTTCTGACATTGTTTTTCTCCTGCTATTTAAAAAGTTTGGTTCTGAGTTCTTCAAAAAATGGCTTTATATTATTGTCAGGTTGTTCGCTCAATCCCAAAAGAGCTGAGAACCGTTCTTTTTCTGCCTGGCTGAACCCGGATGCCCGGATCTCATTGCACAGACCCTCAATGTTTTTCCGTCGTTCTTCATTGTGGCATTTTTGGAAATCTTCTGGCAGGTCTGCAAGTTTGGCCCGGGATTCAAAAGGGAGAACGTTCCCGGCCTTCAGACAATCCACGTCAGTGTCGATCAAGGACGTTTTGGCAGTGAGTGATTCGATATCCAACTGATTAAGAGCTGCCTGGATTTTGTTTCGGATCTCCCGGGGAGGTATTGCGGTTTCTCTGGACTCAAATTGATTATAATAATCGTCAAGCCATAGCATGAATGCAGAATGAAATTTTGAGATTGCCGTGTCAGTTAATTGCATTACTTCGTCCGAATTTGAAGACGACCAAAAAATATCATCAATGGTGTATTCAAGAGCTGATTGTAATTGCCAGCCCCTGCGCCTAAGCTCACTGTCTGCGAACGACACATCAAAGTCTTGCGCCCGAACACCTGTAATTTCGGCTTCATCGTTAGCCTGAAACACCACCGGCCCGCACTCAAGCATATCCACTTTCTGTATCGACCTGGTGCCTTTGACCCACCGGTCCTTCTGAGTGTTAAAGCCGAATGAAAAGCAGTTCACGTCTCCGGCTTTGACATGTTCATATGCTTCCTTGCCTGCCCGAGTTTCAAGGTTGAACTGCACCTCAGCAAACGGCCCGGTGTCATCCTCTCCCAGGTTCAGTATTTTTCCAGCAAGTTCTCTATGATTCCAGATAAGACGGGTCCCGCTTGCACCCCGGGCCTCGAACGAATCTTTAAAGCTGCCCTTTTCAAAAGTGGTGCCCCATGAATCTATAGTTCCCCATTTTGTGAGATATGCAGAACAAATTCCCTGTTCCCCTACCTCTCTGACTTCACCGACTGATCTATATTCTTGTTTCTTTTTCATTATTTGCTCCCGTTTGTGAGCCTAATAAACAACTTTTTTATTCATATCCATCATTACATACGATTCAAGTTCAATGCTCTTGAATAGATCCTTCATTCTGTCGAACATTACAATATCTGGATCACCATCTTTGGGATCTGGTACAGGGTCATGGATAGCATTATATATATTAGTAATATCTGGATCACCATCAATCGCACCGTCATTGATAGTGAATGTCTCACCAAACGCAATCCCGATTATCATGACTCACCCCACATGACTTTCAATATAAAATCAAAATATTCCGGATCATCTTCCATAAAACCCTGGGGGTCTTTATACATTTTTTCAACACCCATAGATATTATCTCTGTTGAGCCATCTTCGTATTTTTTACCGCAATAATGATCAAAGAAATCATCCTTCCAACCCTCTTCGTCACCATTTGAATATATGCTTGATAATTCTTCATCTCCAACTCGTTTTTTCCTAAATGCTTCTGCTGCCGACCTGATGTCTGGATTTGATGTTTCAACAGCATGCGAAAATTCGTGGATAAATGTGTCTGGTTTGTCAAAAGAACCTATATGAATTTCGCCAGTATCCGAATCATAATAAGCCCTTGATCCTTTCTTATATGTAATGTTTACATCACCCATAGACTCTAAAACGGACTCATCAAACATGGCCTCAGCAGATGCTTTCATGTCATTTACCTTGTCCATCTGTTCTTTTTTCTTCTTTTTAGCTTTAGGTAAATATTTGTCCGCTATTGAGATATTTATTTCCCCATTTTTATTAGGGCTGATCATTTCATTAAATGCGTTCGATTCATACTGACCTAAAGCATCAGTTGCTATGGTCATTTCAGATTTCATTTTCGCTAGTTCAACACTGGCGTCTTTCCATTCCTGCGGTAATTGACCTGATGGATCTGGATTATTTACTGCATTCTGATCAGCATTTTCAAACCTTTTCTTTGCTTTTTCATATTCTGCCTTAGAGTCTTTTGCTTTTTTTTCTAACACCTTGTATTCTGCCGTGTTTTTGGCATCTTTCATGTGTGCGTTTATTTCTTTTTTTGTTGGTATCTTACTTTTATATCCATCCTCAATATCGGGTATGTTCTTATTTGTAACATCATCATAATTCAATTCTGAATCAATCCCATATAAAAGTGTGCAACGGCAATTAACCCGCTCTCCCGGTGGCAGTCTGTTGTCAAGGGGAAACATTGCTTTGTGACCACCAACGATAAAAAATTCATCAATCGGTATAGTTTTGTTGTTCATGGCCTGGTGACTCTTCCGAACTTCAAAAGTGGCCGTGCTCCATGTTTTATCTGTGGCCCCCACATTGATAGCCCCGGATATCTGCCCCAAGTTTGCGGCCGTCCCGGTTATTGTCCTGGATAGCATCAACGCCCTGGACGGACTAAAGACACCGGTGTCAATAATAGCCTGCTGAAGGTCATTGGCATTAGCACCGGCTTCCATGGCTGCCGTTGTTTGTAGAATTATTTTATCCACGGTGGTTGAATTTATGTTCGATATCTCAAAAAGTATGATTGATTCTTTTCGTAAATACTCTTCGACTATCGCCTTAATATCATCGTCATCAGATCGTTTCTCAAGGGTGAATTGCGTTGAAAAATGGATGGCCACGTCCATGTACATATCGCTGACAATATCTTTTAAAAGCGTCTCAGTGCCTTTGATAGCCTTGGTTATCTGCGGTTCAGTTACGGAAACTGTGTCCCCGTCCCCGATTAAATCAAATATCGCTTCTTGCTGAGTCAAAAGAAATTCGGCAAGGATAGGCGTATAAATGTCCGTCTGTTTTTCAATCTCTTTTTCAGTGTCGAATGTGGCCCTGGTTTCAAGAAAAATCATTTTTTTTTTTGAGACCTCACTGAAGATTCCCCGGCTGGTGGTGTGCCCTGGCCACTGGCCACATGAGAATCTTCCCACCCGTCAAACTCCTCAACCCTGAAGTCGAATATCTTATTTAGCTGGTCAAAGGGAACTCCCATGTCAAACAATTCTTTTGCCGTTTTGGACTTGGCTATCATGGCCTCCCGGATCGCTGGGATATTTGACACATCATAAATGATCTTTTCACCGGGCTTCAGTTCATCCCTGAAGGAGAAATTAAAAGTATCCTGAATGTCATCCAATAGAAACAGCATGGTGCCGAACCAGAAGACCAACTCCGATGTTCGGTAATTATTCATCGTGGCAGCTTCCATTACTCCTGCATACACAGGGGGGACACCAAAGGCAATGAATATCTCTTCCCGGCTGGCCTTTCTACTGCTGATAAAATCCATCTCTGCCGGTGTCATGGCTGTACGAATATATTTAGCGTTTGAGCCCAGTACGCCGAATGATCTTTTGCCCCGGTGGCGCTCGTTCAGCTTGTCGGCGATTGCATCGGTTTCGGTCTGGTCATTGAAATTGCGGTCAAAGGTGAATACGCCATCAACAACACCCCGGTTTTTAGATGTGGCATGATTAAAAGCCACCTGTGCATTGTCAACGTCAACGATTTTGGACACAGCTTCAAGTGGCGCAATGCCAAGGAGTGGATTTGCAGGATTAAAATATTTGTGGTGGATAAGCTCGCCTGGCTCATAATTGGCTTTGGTACTCTGGTCGAGTGCATATCCTTCCATCCACTTTGCCGGGTCCTTTGTGGGGATAGGTTTTAATCTATCCGGGGATACTGGCCAAAGTTCTGAAGTTTTGGCACCGGCTTTTAATTTAAGCAGGTATGAATTGCCGGACAACTCAAGCCATGAAATGACAAGTTCAAACAAATCTTGCCTGGATATAAATGGATTTGGGTATTGGAGGAGTTGTGTCAGGTGGTGGTTTTCTTGTTTGTCACCGTCTGCATTCACGACGTACCATGGCACCGAAGAACCAGCTTTGGATTTCAGATATACGCTGCGGTAAACCCAGGAGTTCTTCTTATACCCCTCTTTTACGGCGTTCTGGATTGTCCATTTGGTGAAAATTGGTTGGGGTGTTGTGGCTTGATATACGGAGGCTATGGCGGCATTGCGGGTTTCGGATGGAGTGAAAAAATCTTTGAATTTTTGGAATGGGTTGTTCAAGTTTTCGCTCCCTTGAGATATCACAAATTTGTAAATAGGTTATTATAAACCACAAATTTGTGATAATGCAAGGGATTTATTTCATTTTTGTTATGTTGTAGACGCAAAAAACCCCGGCAGGCTTCCGCTTGTCGGGGGTTTTTATCGGTGTAGCTGTTTAAATACTAATAAAGCTATCCAAATCTGAAGCATCTGAATATTCAGCCTTGATTCGCTGGGTAAACCTTACACACTCATTAACATTTTGTGGTTCCACAAAACACTCAGATATAGATTTGTGTTTATCAACCAAAACAACCCATTCGGCCCATTCCCTGCTATAATGCAAAGATTCCTTTGATAACAAAGCCCTGTCAACCGGGGTGTCTGATTTGTGTGGCAGTATCTCGTCAATCCTGTATTTCAAAAATTCAAGACTGTTTTTTATAACAATTATCATTGACTCGATATTGTCTAATTCTTCTCTTATATTCATGTTATTCTTCTCCTTTTAATTTCGGATTATTTCAATGGCCAGTGAAGAATAAACGCTTCTTAAACGTGTTTATTATTCAAGCATCATTTAAACTACCGTCTACATATCTAAACTACCGTCTACACAAACGGTAGTTTAAAAATAGTATACTTTATGATTTACTCATGACACATAAACAGTGGCATTCAAGATTTCAGGATAAACAAAAGCAACCTCAATGCCATTCATGGTGCAATCAAAAGCATCATCAAAGGTACCATGGGGAAAGCTCTCAGTTTGCTCTAATATTTTTTCCACATTAGGAATAGCCGCATTTAAAAAAACCTTCCCCGCACGGATCTCCGGCCCCACATTCATGGACCGTTCAATTTTATCCGTGTTTCGGGGTATCCCATAAACTTTGAATTTCTTCTCCTCAAACTCCTGGATCAATCCGATTCCTGAAGATTTGTCCTCTATGCAGAATCCCCGGAACGGCCCGCCATATCTATTATGGTTGTGTTTCAGGTAGAACATTTCTCCATATCGCCGCAGCTCCGGCGCTGTGATTTTGTCGTGCAGCATGTCTAATAAATAAATACAATTATCAATACCCATTCCCCACAGCATAAATACTGTATAATCGTTCCAGTTGTTTTTTTTCTGTGCGGTGTCAGCCACGGCATATGTATATTTAAGCTGTGGCAGGGCCTCCCACCATTTGTACCACCGTTTGTCAATCAGTTCTCCACCCTCAACTACGGGGTTCCCCTGGTAGAGCGACTGCCATGAACTATTCATCATCAGCGATTGTTTTTCTTTCAAAAACTCCAAGGATTTCAATTCGGGGAATAGAGGTTCACCCTCTTTCCGGTGGAGTTCGTCTTGTTCTGCAATGGCGCTGTATTTGAATACCGATAGCCTGTCAGGATTGTCCTTATATTTTTCTATGAGACGGCCCACTAAATCATCGGTGTGCCACCTGGTCATGGTGATTATATATCCGGCTTTGTCTGAAAACCTGGTCCCGAAGTCATCAAGAAACCAGTTCCAAATATTATCTCTCATTAGTTGTGAATTGGCTTCTTTTCTACCTTTTAAAGCGTCATCAACGTAACCTATGTCAAGCGTTTCTCCGCTGATAGGCCCGCCCACTGTGGTATTTCGGAATGATCCCTTCCGATTTATGAACTCGATTTGACTTGAATTTTTGCGGTATTCGTTGGCAACCGTCACAGTATTTTTCGCATTAATGTTTGTACCTGGAAAAATCTTTCTATATTTTTCAGTGGACATTGCCCGCTGAACTCCAGAATTACACCGGATACCCAAGTACTCAGAAAATGACGCATAAACCATTCTTGTATCAGGGTTTAGTCCTGCAACCCATGGCGCAAAATCCTCGACGGCCCATGATTTGCCACTTTGCGGCGGGCACGTTATGATAAGGATAGGACGCTTACCCGCTTTCAAATCCATGTAGAATGTCTGAAAGGCGTTAGCCATGGACTCGATAAACCAGCCATGGAGGAAATCCCCACACCTCATATATTGCCGATATGCGGAAAAATTTACTCTGGACTTGGTTATCCACCACCGTTCAGTGGTTTCGATATCAAGGAGTTCTTCTGCGTTCATTATTTTTTCCCGAACGGTGAATTGATATTTTCAGGATCATCAGTGGATACGAATTTAATTTCGTCCTTTTTTTGGAGTTCTTCAATCAATTTTCCCTGGCTGGCAAGCTGGGCTTTTAGCCGGGCAATCTCAATATCCTGCCCCGGTGCCTGTGTGGGTGCCTGGATCTGCAACGGTGCTTCCGGTGTTTCAGTGGGGGCGGTGCTGGGCATGTCGGTTATATCTGGCGTGGCTATCATGGGGATTGGTATCTTTCGATCGAGCATCGCCTGGTGGGGTGTTCTGTCGTCTGTTATTTCCATTTTTACTGTGTTGTCTACTTGTTGTTTATCTCGCCATTTGTCACTTTGTCTATTGCGGAGCCATAATGAGGCTGCCAGAGTTTCAGGTGGCAGTGTCTTTGTTACCACTTTTGTTATCCTGAGTTCATCCTTTCCTTTGTCGCCTTTTCTAAGTTCTTGAGTAGTCTCATCGAATGAGAACCCGTTAGCGCGTTTAAACAGGCTATTTTCCACTGTTAAGTCCGCTATACCTTTGTTTATTCTGGTGGCTTCAAACAATTCAATCTTACAATCCTTGAATTTTATGAATGTTGCAACCGAAATTCCAAGAGCTTCACACACCTGTTTATCCGTGTGTCCATCCCTGATCCACCCGGATATCTCAAAAAGCCTATTCTTTATTTTTGAATCCCAACTATTTATCCTCCCCCTTGTTTTTCCTGCCATCTTGACCCCCATATTAATTTAATTGCCCTAAAATATTACCATAAAAAACAACACATTGACAAGCCCATTTTGGCCAAACCTCATAT